CGACAGCTACACTTGCAGCAGGCATTGTTGTCACGTCAGGCGGTTTCGAATATGTATCCGTCAAGCCGGGCGACAAGATTGCAGTGATTGATATTTAAGAATGGCTGACAAGCTAACGCCAAAGCAGGAAGCCTTTGCACTTGCGTATGTAGAGACAGGCAACGCAAGCGAGGCTTACAGGCGTTCGTATGATGCGGAAAACATGCAGCAGGAGGGTATTTGGGTTGCCGCTTGCCGCGTGCTTGCAAACGCTAAGGTGTCGCTAAAGGTCGCAGAGTTACAAATGGCTGCACAAGAGCGGACGCTTGTGACGATTGAAAGCATCACCAGAGAGCTTGAGGTTGCCCGCTACTTGGCCGAGACTGAAAAGCAATCTAGCGCAATGACTGCCGCGATTATGGGTAAGGCCAAGGTCAACGGGTTGCTCATAGACAAGATTGACGCCAAGCAGGCTTTCGTTCTTTCGTTCAGTGGTGACGATAAGGAATTGTAATGACGTTTGAACTGACCGACCGCCAGAAAGAAGTGCGGGCAGTGTTCGCAGGGGCAGCGCGTTACATCCTGATTTACGGCGGGTCACGTTCAGGCAAAACATTCCTAACATGCTATGCGATTATCACGCGGGCGTTGAAGGCCGCTAATTCTAGGCACGCTATCTTTCGGAATGACGGCGTTGATGCAAAGCAGTCGATAGGTAACGAGACAATCCCCGCAGTGATAGCGTTGGCGTTCCCCGGCTTGCAGATCAAGTGGAACGAGAAAGACGGCTATTACCAATTCCCCAACGGTTCGCAGATTTGGCTTGCTGGCCTAAAGGACAAGGAGCGGCTGGATAAGGTTCTGGGTAAGGAATACGTCACCATCTACTTGAACGAGGCCAGCCAGATTGCATTGAATGCGTTTGAGTTGGTCAAGTCGCGTCTGGCACAGGTTGTTAAGCAGTTGGACGGCAGACCGCTCAAGCAGGTTATCTATGTGGACCTGAACCCGACAACTGCTGCGCACTGGACCTATCAGATTTTCGTCAACGGTGTGCATCCTGCTGACGGCTTGCCTATTCCTGACCATCAAGAGGACTACGCGCACACAACGATTAATCCGGCAGACAACATCGGCAACCTATCATCGGAATACATCAAGAGCCTTGCGAACATGCCAGAGCGGCAGCGCAGGCGCTTCTATGACGGCGTGTTCTCTAGCGATGACGACAACGCATTGTGGCGGCGCAGTTACATCCGCTATGAGGAACCGCCGCAGCTTGAGCGGATCGTGGTGGCGATTGATCCCGCAGTGACGAACAACCCCGGCAGCGATGAGACAGGCATTGTTGTAGTGGGGCGCGATGCGTCAGGGCGTGGCTATGCGCTAGAGGACGACAGCGGGCGGTATAGGCCAGAGGATTGGGCGCGGCGGGCTGTGTCGCTGTTCGATCAATACGAGGCTGATTGCATTGTGGCCGAGGTAAACCAAGGCGGCGATATGGTTGAGGCCATGATTAAGGCTGCTGCACGCGGGCGGGTTATACCTGTGCGCAAGGTGACAGCGACACGCGGCAAGCATGTCAGGGCAGAGCCTATCGCGGCACTATACGAGCAAGGCAAGGTTCGGCATTCTAAGCAGCTACCAACGCTAGAGGATCAAATGTGCGCGTTTGTCATCGACATGGACCGCAAGGGGCTAGGCTATTCGCCTGACCGCGTAGACGCGCTGGTGTGGGGCATGACTGACCTATTCCCTGCAATGGTAGGCAAGCGCAAACCACAGATGGCTAGGGACGTTGCAACGGCTATGCCTATGGCTAGATAGCAGAACATTGCATGAACATCGCAAATGGTGTAAGGTTTGACCGATAACGCAAGGCGGGACGCACAGTGGCAAGAATGACCAAAGATGAAAAGCTGCAAGGCGTGTTTCAGAACGCGCTAGAGCAGTTTGACACGATCCAGTCTGCCATGCGTGATGAACGTCAGCAGTGCCTAGAGGACCGCCGTTTCGCCACCATCGCCGGGGCGCAATGGGAAGGCGCACTAGGAGAACAATTCGAGAACAAGCCTAAGTTCGAGGTGAACAAAATTCACCTTTCGGTCATGCGTATCATCAACGAATACCGCAACAACCGCATCACTGTTGATTTTCTAAGCAAAGACGGCAACGACAACGACGAACTAGCCGACACATGCGACGGTCTATACCGCGCTGATGAACAGTACAGCGTTGCAGATGAAGCCTATGACAATGCGTTTGAAGAAGCGGCCACGGGTGGCTTTGGCGCATGGCGTCTGCGCACAGTCTATGAGGATGAGTATGACGAGGACGCTGACGAACAGCGCATCCTGATTGAGCCTATCTATGACGCAGATACCACGGTGTTCTTTGGCCTTGATGCCAAGCGGCAGGACAAGAGCGATGCGAAGTGCTGCTATGTGCTAACGCCCTACACGCCAAGAGCGTATGAGGAAGAATACGGCGATGACCCTGCATCTTGGCCCAAGGAAATCAGCGAACAGGAGTTCGACTGGTCAACGCCTGACGCTATCTATGTGGCCGAATACTACAAGGTAGAAGAAGCAACCGAGACAATTCGTATTTTCCAGACATTAGGCGGTAAAGAGGAAAGATATGCACCAGCAGACTTTGAAGCGGATGAGGAACTTGAAACCTATCTGGCGTCTGTTGGGTCAAAAGAGGTGCGCCAGAAAAAGGTGAAGCGCAAGAAGGTGCATAAGTACCTGATGAGCGGCGGCGGCATTCTTGAGGATTGCGGCTATATCGCTGGCACTGAAATCCCTATCATCCCGGTCTATGGCAAGCGCTGGTTTGTGGATAACATCGAGCGTTGCATGGGGCATGTCCGCTTGGCTAAGGATGCGCAGCGGTTGAAGAACATGCAGCTATCCAAGTTGGGCGAGATTAGCGCACTGACACCGATTGAAAAGCCTATCTTTATGCCGGAGCAGGTATTGGGGCATGAGAACCGTTGGGCAGAGGACAATCTAAAGAACTACCCCTACATGCTGGTCAACCCGATCACGGACGCTAACGGGCAGGAAATGCCTGCTGGTCCTATTGGCTACACCAAGCCACCACAAGTCCCGCAAGCTATGGCTGCGCTGTTGCAGATCACAGAGCAGGACATGCAGGACATTCTGGGCAAGCAAGAGGCAGGCGAGGAACTGGTTTCCAACGTCAGCGGCAAGGCCATTGAAATGATCCAGTCACGTCTGGACATGCAGTCATTCATCTACATGAGCAACATGGCAAAGGCCGTGAAGCGTTGCGGTGAAATCTGGTTGTCTATGGCTAAGGACGTGCTGGTGGAGCCGGGCCGCAAGATGAAGGCTATGGGCGTGCAGGGCGACATGGAGCCTATCGTGCTTTCAACGCCCATCCTGAACCAAGACACAGGCGAGATTGAATACGAGAATGATCTAAGCCAAGCCAAGTTTGATGTGGCCGTTGATGTAGGGCCGTCCTCATCCTCTAAGCGGGCCGCTACAGTGCGGTCCCTTGTCGGTATGATCCAGATTAGCCAAGACCCATCAGACAGGGCTGTGCTGACCGCTATGGCTATGATGAACATGGAAGGCGAGGGCATTAGCGACGTGCGCGATTACTTCCGTGGCAAGCTGGTCCAGATGGGCGTGATTAAGCCTACTGATGAGGAAGCCGAGGAAATGGCAATGGCGGCACAGAACCAGCAGCCAGACCCGCAGTCGCTTTACTTGCAGGCAGAGGCTACGAAATCACAGGCGCAGGCTATCAAGGCCGAGGCCGACACAGAATACACATTGGCACGGGCCGAAGAAACCCGCGCTAAAACTATCGACACGCTTTCGGGGATTGAGAACAAAGACCGCGAGAGCGCAGTTAAGGCAGCTAAGGACATGCACGAGATTGTCCAAGGTGCCAACCAGATGCGGCAACCGCCCCGCCGCTAGCTTGGGGTGAGATATTACGAGGTCTAAATGAACAAAGTGGTAGTAGAAGTTAACGACGATGCAGATGAAATCGTGGCAGAGGAGCCGAACGTTGAACTTGATGAGGTAGAGGACGAAACGGTAGACACCGACAAGCCCGAAG